ACGCCGGGGCGTTTCATCATGGATGGCAAGCTGGACGGCTACGGCAACATGCCGGGCAGCTATTACAAGCAGATCATCCGCAATCTGCAGATCAAGTACAACGGCATCAAGCCAATTCCCGCAGTCAGCCAAAAACGCGCGGCCAAGATGGCGGTGGACAATGAATTTTTCGCTGTTTCACCCGGTGCCAACAAGCTGGCCAAAGGGGGCGGCTGGCTTCCGCCGGGTGTTTATAAGCGCACCGGCCCCGGTGGGCGCAATGTGCTGCAGTACCTGAAGTTTGTACGCAAGGCCAGCTACAAAATGCGCCTGGATGTAAGCGCAGAGGCCATGGTGGCGGTGAATGCCAACGCGCAGAAGCGCTTTGACGAAGCCGTGCAGTCCATTGTTGACACCCACAAGGCGCGCTGACCATGGCCTTTCTGTTAACAACCTGCACCCAGCAAGAGTTTGCCGATTTGGTTGGCATCAGCCAGCCCGCTGTGAGTGATTTGCTGTCCCGTGGCGTGATCAAGCCCGGCCAAAGCGCCGCTGAATGGTTGATTGACTACACCAGCCACTTGCGCGAACAGGCCGCAGGCCGGGGAGGGGATGGTGAGCTGGCCGCCAACCGCGCCGAAGAAAGCCGCGTGCGCAAAGAACTGCTGGAAATCAAGCTGGCCGAACGTCGCCGCGAAGTGGCCCCGGTTGACATCATTGAACAAGTGCTGGCCCATGTAGGCAGCCAGATACGCGGCACGCTGGAGCCCTTGCATGTCACCCTGAAGATGCGTTGCCCCCAGCTCACCGCTGATGACATCAAGATCATCGAAACCGAAGTGTCCACCGCCTGCAACCTGGCCGCGTCCGCGTGCATGGCCAGCCTGACGGCGCTGGATGACGAAGGCGAGGGCGCATGAAGCTATTCAGGCAAATCATCGTCTTTCCGTTCGAGATGGTGCTGATGGCACTTGTCGGCGTGATGTTGATCACCAACATCCTTGCCAATCTGGTCGGTGCTCTGTGCCGATTTATCGCTGGCGATGGCGAAGAAGGCGAAGGCGCATGACCCCCGCAATTTCTCCCCCCAAGCAACTCGCGGGCATCCCCACCGCGACAGGTCAGGGGCAAATGACCTGTGTAAACCTACGGCGCGCACTTCGCCGTAAATCGGGAAGAAGTGCGAAGGGTATTCACTCAGCGCCGCAAGGCGTCAAATCACTATGAGCGAAACTTTACGGGCGCCGTTCCCCTGGTTTGGCGGCAAATCTGGTGCTGCTGACGTAGTTTGGCAGGCGTTTGGCGTCGTGGCCAACTACGTGGAGCCGTTCGCGGGCAGCGCCGCCATGCTACTGGCTGCGCCAGACGGCAAGCGCATTCACACCATCAACGATGCGGACGGATTTGTGGCCAACTTTTGGCGGGCCATCGCGCACGATCCTGAAGCCGTGGCGCACCACGCCGACTGGCCGTGCAATGAAGTCGATCTTTTTGCCCGCCATTCGTGGCTGGTGCGCCAAACCAGCGCGCTTACCGAAAAGCTGCACGCCGACCCCGAATGGTTCGACGCCAAGATTGCCGGGTGGTGGAGCTGGGGTGCGTGCAACTGGATCGGTTCTGGCTGGTGCAGCGGCACCGGCCCATGGATGCATGACGGCGAAAAAATCGTTGACTCGCGCCAGCTCCCGCACCTTGGCGATTCCGGCCGTGGCATCAATCGCCAGATCCCGCACCTTAGCAATTCCGGCCAGGGCGTGCATCCGCGCCGGGCGTTTATTGATGACTGGTTTTACGAGCTGTACATGCGCCTGCGTGACGTGCGCGTGGCCTGTGGTGATTGGAGCCGTGTTGTCAAAGATTCCGTGACAACTCGCCACGGCCTTACCGCCGTGTTTCTCGACCCGCCCTACACCAAAGGCGATATGGATTACAGCGCGGGCGGTGTGGGCACTGATCTGCCAATGCAAGTGCAGGCATGGTGCGCCGCAAACGGCAACGACAAAAACCTGCGCGTCGTCCTGTGTGGCCACAAAGGTGAGCATGACGCCCTGCTGGCCAACGGCTGGCACACCCGCACCTGGGAGGCGCGCAAAGGCTACGCCCTGAATGCTGAAGCTGTTCAAAACAGCAAAGACGAAACCCTGTGGTGCAGCCCGCACTGCGTGCCCGAGCGCGTCACCGGCACGCTTGACCTGTTCGCCGCCTGATCCATGACCACCGGCCTTGCATCCCTATGGCAACACCTCCCGCAAGAGCTGCGCGACAGCTTGCGCGCGTCGGTGGGGCGCGGGTTGCAGGCGCTCAAGGTGCCCGAGCCGTTGACGCTTAGCCAGTGGTCAGCCAAACACTTCTACCTTTCCGCCGAATCCAGCCAGAAAACCCAGCGCTGGCGCGCCTATGGGTATCAGATCGGCATCATGGATTGCATGTCGAACGACGACATAGAAGAGTTTGATTTTCAAAAATCAGCGCGTCTCGGGTATACCAAGTGCCTGCTCGCCATGATTGGCTACACCGCCCAACACCGCCGCCGCAATCAGGCCGTGTGGCAGCCCACCGATGATGACAGCGACGACTTTTGCAAAACCGAGGTGGAACCCATGCTGCGCGACGTGCGCGCCATGCGTGACGTGTTCCCGCTGGCCATGGCAAAAAGCAAAAACAACACCCTGCAGCAAAAGAAGTTCCTGGGCTCTGTGTTCAAGATGCGCGGTGGCAAGGCCGCTGGCAACTTTCGCCGCCTCACCATCGCCGTGGCCATCCTTGACGAGCTGGACGGCTTTGATTGGGAGATTGAAAAAGCAGGCGACCCCTGGACGCTGGCCCACAAGCGCCTGGAGGGCGCCACCTTCCCAAAGTTGATCTGCGGCACCACCCCCCGCATCAAGGGTCTGAGCCACATCGAAAACCGCATGCAAGCCGCCACCGTGCGCATGCAATACCAAACCATTTGCCCCCACTGCAAGGTTGAGCACCCTCTGGCCTGGGGCGGCAAAAAGCACAAACACGGCTTCAAGTGGGACGCCGAAGACCCCGAAGGCACCGTCAAACACCACTGCCCCCATTGCCTCGAAGGCTACACCCAGGCCGATTACCTGCGCGTGGCCGACGCGGGCGCGTGGGTCAGCGAATGCGGTCAATGGCGCCTTGAGCACGACGCCACCAACCCCGACAAGCCCACAAGCTGGTGGACAACAGCCGACGGCACTCCCTGCCTGCCACCGCGCCACGTCGGCTTTTACGGCTGGACGGCCATCAGCCCGCAAGTCACCTGGGGTTCCATCGTGCGTGAGTTTCTGGACGCCCGTGTGGCCTTCAAAAACGGCATGCGCGGCCCGCTCAAAGCCTTTGTGAACGAAACCCTTGGCGAAACCTGGGAAGACGAAGTAGAAAAGGCCGAGGCCCACGTCCTGCAGCGCCGCGCCGAAAAGTTCCCCGTGCTCACCGTGCCCGTGGGCGGCCTGGTGGTGTGCGCCGGGGTCGACGTGCAAGACAACCGCTTTGAAGTCATCCTGTGGGCCTTTGGCCGGGGTGAAGAAATGTGGGCAGTGGGCTACATCGTCATCGACGCCAACCCGTCAGACGAGCGCGACTGGCACAAACTCTGGCAAGTGCTGCAAACCCCGCTGCAACACGAAAACGGCCCCCTCATCAGCATTGCCGGTGCGGGTGTGGACACAGGCGGGCACTTCACCCACCAAGCCTACAGCTTTGTCCACAGCTACGCCAACCGCAGCCACATGCGCCTGATCGCCCTCAAGGGCTCCAGCAAGCAGGGAGACCCCATCAAAGGCAAAGGCGCCTACCAAGACATCAACCACGCCGGGCGCATCGTCAAGCGCGGCGTCAAACTCTGGATGGTCGGCACCGACACCGCCAAAGACTTGTTTTTTGGCCGCCTCAAAGTCACCCAGCCCGGCCCCGGCTTTGTCCATTTCAGCGATGGCCTGCCGCTTGAATTCTTCAAAGGCTTGACCGCCGAGGTGCGCGTTCTCGCCCGCACTGCCACGGGTGACATTTACCGCTGGGTCAATCCCAAAAAACAGCGCAATGAAGCGCTGGACGGCACCGTTTACGCCATCTTCATCAGCCACGTGCTGGACCTGCATCGCAAAACCGAACGCGAATGGCGCATGTTGGAAGCCCAAGTAGAGCCCAACCTGTTCGAGCAAGCCGCCAAAGCAGACCAAGCTGCCAAAAAAGTACACCCCGAAGACACCATAGACCTGTCAACCCTGACAGTAAACGCTATCGAAACAACAGCTACAAGCCAACAGCAGACGGGCGCAAACACCACATTTGAGCCACCAAAACCCGCCACCGCAGCCCAGCCGCGCCGCCAAGCTGCCCCCTTTGCCCCCAGCCCCTTCGCCCCCGAGGGGTGGAGTAGTCGCCTTTAACCATCACAACCCAGCCACACGCCATGACTCAACCCTCAAGCCCAGCCCGTGAAGAATCCAGCGCCATATTCCTGCAAAAAGAAATGCAGGATATTCTCAAAGTCGAAACCGGGTTACACGACGAATTTGCCGCCAGCATTGCCGCCGCACTGGTGCGTGGCTGGCGCAAGCGGGCGGGGTCGCAGCGCATTTACATACCTGGCCCAACCGACTACGAATCCCGCGATGCCGCCATCCGGCGCGAATTCAACGGCGCCAACTGCGAAGAGGTTTGCCGCAAGCACGGCATCAAACGCAGCCGCCTGTACCAAATTGTCGGCAACCAGCCCGCCTAAAACAGTCCAACTTTTTGCTTAAAAACTAGACAGCACCCGCGTTAAGGTCAGCGCCCATGACCACCCTAGCCGAAGCCCAAGCCAAGCTGGCCGAATACCAGGCCGCCGAAACCCGCATTCTGGAGGCTCAGGAAGTGCGCCTGGGCGGCCCCGGCATTGACCGCTTGGAGAAACAAACCGAACTCGCCCTGGTGCAAAAAGGCATTGCCAACTGGCAGCGCACCGTCGATCGCTTGAGTGCTGCCGCCAGCGGCCTGCCAACTGTTGGCGGGTTGACCTTCACCAGCGCCCGCTTCAACTAGACCCCACTCCATGGCCAAATCCACCGCGCCCAACATCGTTGACCGCCTTGTCGGCTTTTTCTCGCCCGTGGCGGGCCTGCAGCGCTTTGGCGCCCGCCATGCGCTTGAAAAAATCAGCGCCAGTTCACGCGCCCATGAGGCCAGTTCACCAGCACGCTCGCGCAAGTTCTACACCGACCGACTCAGCCCAAACCAGATCGTGCTGCAGGGCGCTGCCGCCCTCATGGCCCAGGCCCGGCATATGGAGCGCAACAACGACATAGCGCGCGGCATCCTGCGCACCATGACCAACAACATCGTCGGCCCCAACGGCATCGGTGTCGAACCCCAGCCGCGCCGCCGCGACGGAAGCATTCATGAAGAATACGCCGCAGCCTTGCGCGCCGCCCACCGCGAATGGCGCGCCGCCCCCGAAGTCACCGGCCTGCACACCGATGCGGCCATGCAGCGCCTTTGTGCCCGCACTTGGCTGCGCGATGGGGAGGTATTTGCCCAAGAACTCATTGGCACCGTGCCAGGCCTCACCCATGGCAGCCCTGTGCCCTACAGCCTGGAGATGTTTGAGGCCGACCTTGTTCCTCTCACCCATGATCAGGGCGACCGAATCCGCCAAGGCATAGAGCGCAACGCCTGGGGCCGCCCCGTGGCTTACTACAGCTACAAAGGCAATCCACTGGAAGGCGCCGTGCCGACCCTGCTTGGCGTTGGCGAACTCAAACGCATCCCCGCTGAGCGCGTGATTCACGTTGCACTGCGCGACCGCATTGGCCAAATGCGCGGCATCACAGAATTTGCCTCCATCATCAGCCGCCTTGAAGACATCAAAGACTATGAAGACAGCGAGCGCATTGCCGCCAAAGTAGCCGCCGCGCTCACCGCCTTTGTCAAAAAAACTAACCCCGAAGGCTACGACCCCAGTAGCACTGCCACCGACGAAAACGGCAACGTCATCCCGCGCGATTTGCGCCTGACGCCCGGCATGATCATCGACGGCCTGGCCGTGGGCGAAGAAATTGGCCTCATTGACAGCAACCGCCCCAACCCCAACGTGGTCACCTTCCGCCAAGGCCAATTGCGCGCCGTGGCTGCGGGCGTGGGTGCAAGCTACTCCAGCATTGCTCGCGACTACAACGGCACCTACAGCGCCCAGCGCCAGGAGCTGGTCGAGCAGTGGATCAACTACGCCAGCCTCACCGACGCCTTCACCGGTCTGTTTGTGCAGCCCTGCTGGAACGGCTTTGTGCAAGCCGCTGCCTTAAGTGGCCGTGTGCCCGTGCCCAAAGATGTGCAGCCCGGCACCGAAAACGACGCCCTCTTTGTCGCTCAGGCCATGCCGTGGATCGACCCCATGAAAGAGGCCGAAGCCCTGGTGGTACTCACCAAAGCAGGCTTTGCCAGCGAAGTTGAAGCCATTCGCAAGCGTGGCGGCAACCCGCGCGACGTGCTGGAGCAAATCACCCAGTGGCGCAAAGAAGTCAAGCGCCAAGAACTCATTTTGTCCAGCGATGCTGCCAACGACAAGGGCGTCAACCCGCCAGCGGACGCAGCCAAGCCCGACGCCGAAACCGCCAAAGAAACCGCAGCCAATGCGGCAGCCCACCACCAGGCCATCATCGGCATGGCCACAGGCGTCATGGCCCTGGCCCAGCGCGAACAGGTGGCGCCCAACATCACCGTGCCCGCGCCGGTCATCAACATGACCCTGCCCGAACAGCGCCACGAAATTCACAACCACCTGCCCGAGCAGCCCGCCCCCGTGGTCAGTCTGACCGCCCCCGCGCCAAACGTCACCGTTGAAAACATCGTCACCCCCCAGGCCAGCGCCGCGCCCGTGATCCACATCACCAACGACGTGCAGCCTGCGCCCGTCACCGTCAACAACACCCACCCATCCAGGGCGGTGCAGACCGTGGAGCGTGATGCCAATGACGAGATTGTCAGCACCACAACCACTTACGAGGCCTAACCATGCTGCCCCACGAACCCCAAGCCATCATTTTCTGGGTGGTCACGACAGTCATCACGGTCGCCTGCTACGCCGCCCTGCTGGGATGGATTTTTAAATGACCGCCTACACCGTCACCCACAAACAAACAGGCCAAGAGGTCTACCGCTACTCAGCACACCACTAGAGGATACAAAACCATGTCAACCGGCACGATCAAATGGTTCGCCCAAGGCTTACTCGACCTTGGCAACAAAATCCACAATCTGAGCAGTGATGTCCTCAAACTCGGCATCGTCACCACCGGCACGGTGCCCGCTGTCGGCACTGCTGCACCGCACTGGGGTGGCACTGGCACGACCAACTTTGCCAGCACACAGGTGGCTACCGCGGGCACGTCCTACACAGGCCCCAAGACCCTCGCCGCCGTCAACTGGACAAGCGTAGCCAACGTCCCCACACTGCGCGCCACTGACATCGCAATGGCGCAAGATGCCTCGGGCTTCGCCAACGGTGCCTACGGGATCATCTACAACGACACCGACGCCAACAAACGCGCGCTTGGGTATGTCGAACTGTCTTCGGGCGGCTCATTGTCCCTGGTGGCTGGATCGGTCACGATTGACTGGGGTGGCGCGGGCACGGACATCCTGACACTCACCCAGGCGTAATTGGCGATGATCTTTCGCGGCCCCAACACCCACCACGGCAGGGGATTGCCCGTGGTGTCACCGACACTTAGCGTCTTGGGCACTCTTGCCGCTGGCATGTCGGCAGGGCAAGCGTTGGATGCACCCACCATTGCGGCGGGTCTTAACGTGCATGACGGGATTGCCTACCCAACCGAGGGCAAAGCCAACACCACCACGCTTAACTGGACCTGCAAAATGGCGTGGGACAGCGTGAGCAAGCGCACCATCCTTTACTCAGAGACTGCGGGCGCGATTGGTCAGGGCGGCATCTGGTCGGTGCTGCTGTCTTATGACGATACCACCAACACTTGGGCGCACATACGCAACCCCATGGGCGCGTTCACCGGGCACGGCTACGACTCCAACGCCTTTGACCAAGCAGACCGGGTGCTGTACAAAGCCAACTACGGCTCAGGCATCGCGCGGTGGGACAGCGCCAACTGGGTTGCTTTGGCGGGCATTGACACGCCAGCCACCTCGCTCGGCCCCGTAACGGGCGGTTTTGGTGGCGTATGGGGCACTGCTTGGTTTCCAACCATGGGCTCTCAGGGCGCGCTGGTGGCATGCGATTCCTCACTGGGGCGCATCTACAAGCGACCGAAGGACACGGGCGTGTGGGTACAGATCCACGCCAACGCCACCATGGTCCTGCAAACGGTGGCGCACTATCAGCCCTTGTCGGACAAGTGTGTGATGGGCGGCGCGAACGCGGGCGGGGTACTGTACTTTGTGACCAATGACGGCACCGTCACCGCCACATCAGCCTGTCCGCAAGCCGTGCAATCACACGCCTCCGGGCAAATGTTCTTGCCGTCACCCGTAGCGGCAGAGTCGCTATTGCTGTCCCCCACTGACACAACGGTGTACGCACTCAACCACTCGACGGGCGCGTGGTCCAGCCGTGGCGCTGTACCAGCCTTGCTTACATCTGGCCTCTTCGTTGGGGTGCCCATCCCCGAATATGGGGTCATCCTGTTTATTGCCCACGGCAATGCAGGCACCAACAAAGTCGTCCTTTACAAACCCGCTTAAGGCGCACACATGGCACTCACACTCGACACCGGGCACGCACTCTACTCGGCCCTCCTGTCGCTCATTTGCGTTGACGACGACAGCACCGTCAAAGACCTGATGGCGGCGCAAACGTGTACCAAACACGCCAACTGCACCATTGGTAGCGGCACCTACGGGCGGCATTTCCGCACCGTTTTAAACGGTAATCTGGCCGAAGGCGTTGCCTTATCGCCCGGACTGCTGACAAAACCACTCACAGGAACTGCTGCGGGCACCACCTTTGTGGCCATCAATGCAGGCAACTCAAGGGCGTCACGCGGTGGCGTGCTTGATACGTCCATGAACAGTGCCACCGGACCCGGTGTTTACACAGGCGATGCTGTCGGTATCGCCGCTAGCAGCAACTACCCCACCAACCTCGGCACCACCGACATCATCGGCACCGGAGCGCACTCTTTCGGCTGCACCTTATCTGCGTCGGCCTCCAAAACATTTGTCAACGGCACAGTAGAGGCGTCAGCAGGCAGCATCGGCAACGCAAGCGACGGTTATCGCGGGCAGTACATCGGCGGCAGTCCATCGGGCGGCGTGGGCGGTTTTGCAGCGGATTATGTGTGGGTGGCGCAATTTAACCGGGTGCTCACCGACGCCGAGATTACCAGCCTGCACTCAAGTCTTGGCGCATCCAATGCCTTTGGACTGGTCACATCGGGCGACACTACGGCCCCCACCTTGACCAGCCCCACCGGCACGCAAACGGGCTCAACCACTGCCAGTGGCACCGTCAGCACCGACGAGGGCAATGGCACGCTGTACTACCTTGCCAGCGTCAACGCCACAGAAACAGCGGCCACCGTCAAAGCGGCGGCAAGCCAAGCGGTATCGGGCACCGGGTCACAGTCGGTCAGTTTCACAGGTTTAACGGCCAGCACCACCTATTACGCCCACTACTGCCACCGGGATGCGGCGGGCAATGACTCCACCGTGTCCAACTCAGCGAGCTTTACCACGGCAGCGGCGGCAAGCACCTACGCCCCCAGGCTATTCACCCCCCGCTCAGGCATGGGCAGCAACTTTTTTGGAGCACGATAAATGGCAACCTACAACACCCCCAAGCGGGCCACCGCACACAAGTTTTACGTCGCGTTGGTGGACCAGTCCAACACCAAGCTACTCAAAGCAAACCCCACGCTGGCCGCTGGCGATGTGCAAGTGAGCAAAGACGGTGGCGCGTTTGCCAACATCACCACACTGCCGAGCGCCAACCCGGCAAGCGGGCGCGCATTGATGGTTGACCTGTCCGCCACCGAAATGACTGCGGACAATGTGGTGGTGCAGTTTGTGGATGCCGCAGGCGCTGAGTGGTGCGACCTGTTTGTCAACCTGCAAACCACCGCTCGGCAGATCGACGACCTTGCGTACCCGGCCACCACGGGCCGCAGCTTGTTGGTTGACGCAGCAGGCGCAGTGCCCATCACGACCAATCTCAAGAAAAATCAGGCGCTGGCCAAGTACCAGCTCTTGATGACCGACAGCACCACGCACAACCCGGCCACCGGCAAGACCGTTACCGTGACGCGCTCCATTGATGGCGGCGCATTTGCTGCGACCACAGCCAGCACGGCCACCGAGGTATCGGTGGGCATGTACTACATTGACCTTAGCGCGGCAGACCTGAACGGCAACGTGGTCACACTGAGAGCCACTGCCACCGGCTGCGATGACCTGTTCATGACGCTGATTCTGGAGCCATAAATGCAGCGCTTCTGGCACCGCTCAGGTGTTGGCGTCATTGCTTGGCGGCAGGCTAGCGCAGCCACCACCACCGCCACGCTGGCTCCCCGCGATAACCACCGGCGCATGGTGGGGCGCGGCACCACGCGGCCAGTTGTTGGGTTTACAGCGTCGGGTACGGTTATCAGTGCCACACCGGGCAGCGCGGCGGCTTATGGGGTTACTGCGGCGCTGGTGTCAGCGACAACGATTGCCTGCGGTATTGGTGACGCCTCTGCGGCGGGCGTCACCGCAAGCGTTGTCAACGGGTCGGCGTCGATCAACACCACCGCAGGCAATGCCGCAGCGGCGGGGGCTACTGCGTCCATCTCTAATGGGCTGGCTGTCTACCCTGATCCATCCACTGTGTTACTTGGCGTCAGCTACGGCCCCACAGGTGTGGAGTACACGGGCACATTTGCAGTGCCCAGCGCGGCCAGCATCGCCGCTCAAGTCCGCACCGAATTGGCGGCAGAGCTGGCAAGGATCATCGAGTTGGCCAAGATCCACGGCCTGGTCCAAGGCACTGACCTGATTGTCACGCCCACCAGCCGGGTGGCAGGCGACATTGCGCAAACCATCAGCGGGGATGGCGTCAGCTCGTCGATTGTGAGCCGGGTATGAGCCCGAATCCGCGCGCCCTGGCGCTGCAGGGTTTCCTGCTGACGCCAATTGCCATGGCCGTGCATGGCTTGCTGGCTGTTGATGAAGAGGAAATTCCGCCAGCCAACATTGGCAATGAGCCGGGCTTTAACCCGCCCATCGGCCACGACCGCAGCCACAAGCCAGCACTCCTCACAAGACGCCAATTGCGCCGCAAACGCCAGCAGGACATTTTGTTTTTAGGCCACTAACGCAAAGCCTGAAAATAATCCAGTTTTTTGCTTAAAAACTAGACAGCACCCCGCACAAACTGCGGGCCATGACACAAACCACCGCCCCCGCTGTCGCTGCTGCGCCCTGGTACAGCATCCGGCAAAAAACGCCGCTTGCTCAAGCTGCAGGCCCCCAGGCCGCACTGCAGGCCGAGGCCGAAATCTTCATCTACGGCGACATTGGCGAAAGCTGGTGGGCCGAGACCGTCACCGCCGCGCAGTTCGTCAAAGACATTGCGGCCATCAGCGCCCAGGCCATCACCATTCGCATCAACAGCTTTGGCGGATCAGCCTCTGATGGCTTGGCCATCTACAACGCCATCAAGCGCCACAGCGCCACAGTAACCACCGTGGTTGATGGTGTGGCCATGTCCATTGCCAGCCTGATCGCCATGGCGGGCGACACCGTTGAAATGGCCGAAAACGCCATTTTGATGGTTCACGCCCCCTGGACTGGTCTATATGGCAACAGCGCCGGGCTACGCGAAGCCGCAGACATGCTCGACCAGTTCGCCAGCGCCATGTCCACCAGCTACGCCGCCAAAACAGGCAAACCCGTGGCCGAAATGCTCGCGCTGCTGACCGATGGTGTTGACCACTACTACACCGCCGCCGAGGCAAAAGACTTTGGCTTTGTCGACGCCATCACCACCGGCTTGCCCGTGGCTGCATCTGCAGCACTGCGTGCGCAGGCTGGCAACCGTTTCACCCGCCCCGTGGCAGTCGCCACAACCACCATGAAAGACCTCACCATGACTCAACAAGTCACCACCACGGCGGCCAGCGCACCCCAAGCTGCCGCCGACACCAGCGCAGCCGTTCAGGCCGCATTGGTGGCCGACAACAACCGCCGCGAAGCCATTCACGCCAGCTTTGCCAAGTTTGCCGAGCGCGATGGCGTTGCCGCCCTGCGCTCCGCTTGCCAAAACGACCATGCTTGCACGGTCGAAGCCGCTGGCCTCAAGCTGCTGGCCCACCTGGGCAAAGACAGCACCCCCGTGGCTGGCCACACCATCGTCAACACCGTGAAGGACGAGGGCGACAAGCACCGCGAAGCCATGGCTCAGGCCGTGTTGGCCCGTGCCAATGTTGCGGTTGACAAAACCGGCCCGGTGCGTGCTGATTCCAGCAACCCCTACCGTGGCCGCAAGCTGTTAGCGCTGGCCGAAATGAGCCTGATCCGCGCTGGCATCCGCACCGATGGCATGGACCAGCGCGCCATCGTGGCCGCAGCCTTCACGCAGGGCACGGGCGACTTCCCCATCCTGCTGGAAAACGTCATGCACAAAACCCTGCTGGGCGCCTACGCCCTGCAGGCTGACACCTGGACGCTGTTTTGCGCCCGTGGCACGGTCAGCGACTTCCGCGCGCACAACCGTTACCGCGTGGGCTCGCTCTCCAACCTGGAAAGCAAGACCGAGCTGGGCGAGTTCCGCAACAAGACCATCCCTGACGGCGAAAAAGCCAGCATCACCGCCGCCACCAAGGGCAACATCATCAACATCAGCCGCGAAGCCGTCATCAACGACGACATGGGCGCCTTCACCGGCCTGGCTGCCAGCCTGGGCCGCGCTGCCAAGCGCACGGTCGAAGCAGATGTTTACGCCACCCTGGCGCTGAATTCCGGCATGGGGCCAACCCTGTCTGATGGCGTTAGCCTGTTCCACGCCAACCACAACAACGTGTCCACCGGCGCGCCCACCGTTACCTCGTTTGAGGCAGCCCGCGTGGTGCTCAGTGCGCAAAAAGATGTTGGTGGCAATGATTACCTGTCACTTGCCCCGGCAGTGTGGCTGGGGCCGGATGGCATCAGCGGCCAGGCCCGTGTGGTCAACAACAGCACCTTTGACCCCGATGCAGCCAACAAGCTGCAACGCGCCAACATCGCCGCTGGCATGGTTAACACCATTGTCGGAACCCCGCGCCTGTCAAGCACGCCATGGTATTTCTTTGCTGACCCAGCCCAGGCCCCGGTGCTTGAGGTGGCCTTCCTTGACGGCATCGACACCCCTTACCTGGAGCTGGAAAACGGCTTCACCGTAGACGGCGCCCGCTGGAAAGTGCGCATGGACTACGGCATTGCCGGTGTCGACTATCGCGGCGCAGTGCGCTCAACCGGCGCCTAAAGCCACACGGTTCAGGCTGGCCCCGGTGCCTGCCTGAACCGGCAAAACCCACCTTTCACCCCTTACTGGAATCACCACCATGACCACCAAATACATCATGTCCGGCGAAGTCATCGACTACGTTGCAGGCGCCGACATCTCAAGCGGCCAAGTTGTGCTCATCGGCAACCGCATTGGCGTATCCCTCACTACCATTGCCAACGGGGCCACAGGCGCCGTGCGTGTGCTGGGCGTGTTCACCATTGCCAAACTCTCTACAGATGTGGTTGCCGCTGGCGACTTGCTGTACTGGGACGCTGGCAACAGCCGCCTGACCACCACCGCCAGCACCCACAAGCTGGCCGGTTACGCCTTCAAGGCGGCAGGCAACGGCGTGACCACCGTCGAAATCAGCATCAACGCCTAAGCCCGAGCCAGCGCCATGAGCTTCGCCGCCTTGCAATCGCGCGTCAACGCCACAGCCCTAAGACGGCTGGGCGAAGACGTGTTGCTCGATGGCGTAAGCGTGCGCGCTGACTTTGCCGAGCCCTACGCACAGGGCTACATGGATGGCGTGAGCGCCGAGGCTCGTGCCCCGCAAATCACGCTTGAAAGCACCAACGTGCCTGCCGGCGTGAGCGGCAAGGCGGTTGTGGCCCGCAGCACCAATTACACGGTGGTCGGCCACAAGCCCGATGGCTTTGGCCTGAGCACCCTTGTTCTGGAGCTTGCGTAAATGACCGCCACCGCTCACATGGCTGCCTGCGATGCAGTTGTTGCCGCCCTGCTTGCTGCCACGCCATTGGCCGGTGGGCGCGTGGAGGGCAACCGCCGCCACGCCATGGCCGCCGAACACACCAGTCAGATTTTTGTCTTTCTGGATGAAGCAGCCGCTACCCATGCAGTCATAGGCACCACCGACTGGAGCACCCGTATTCGTGTCGAGTGCGTGGCCCGTAGTGCATCCGGCGTCAGCGCCGCACGCGCTGCCGACGCGCTGGGCCAGGACGTGCACGCCCGTGTCATGGCCGACCGCAGTTTGGGCGGCAAAGCCATTGATACCACCGCAGTAGGAATGGCTTGGACTCAAGACGAACTAGATACCCAGCTTGGCGTCTGCCAACTCCTGTTCAGCGTGTGGCACAGCACGCTGGATGCCTCCATTTCCGCATGACCACTCAACCAGCCACCGCCATGACCGCCGAAAAGCCCACCACCAAGCCAGCGCGCACCCCTGAAAACACCCCCGTTCCTGGTGGTGGCCGCTGGCATTGGGATCAAGAAGCATGTGCCTGGGCTGAGGTGACCGAGCCCGCCAGCCCTGTGCAAACCGCCGCCCCCATCACCGCAACCGAACCCACACCGGAGTAAACACCACCATGGCACGCCTCATCCGCAAAACCGTCATCCTCGCCAAAGTCGAGACCACCAGCGGCACCGATGCCGTTCCCGTCAACACCACCAACGCGCTCGAAGTCAGTGATTTGTCAATCACCCCGCTGGATGCCAAAAACGTTGACCTCAACATCATCCGCGCCTACCTGGGCAACAGCGTCTCACTGGTGGGCACCGCCAGCGTCAAATGCAGCTTCACCGTCAAGCTCGCTGGTGCTGGCACCGCTGCCACCGCGCCCGCCTGGGGTGCCCTGCTGCTGGGCTGTGCCAATGCCGAAACCACCGGCCTGACCACGCCCAACCGTGTGGAATACCTGCCTGCCACCGACTCCCTGAAAACCCTCACCATCTACTGGTATGACGATGGCGTGTTGCACAAACTGCTGGGCTGCTTTGGCAACGTCAAACTGTCCGCCAAATCGGGCGAGGTTCCGTCGCTCACATTTGATTTCGTCGGTCTCGATGGTGGCGTTACCGCCGTGTCCAACGTGGTGCCCACGCTCACCATGTGGAAAACGCCTGTGGCCATCACCAAGGCTAACGTGACCGACATTCAGCTTGGCTGCACCTACGCTACCGGCGCGCTGTCGGGTGGCACGGCCTACAACTCCACCGGCTTGACGCTGGACTGGGGCAACCAGGTTGACTTTGTGCCCATGCTCACCACGGAAGAAGTGGTGCTGAGCGACCGCAAGGCCGCTGGTGCCATGACGCTCGAACTCAGCGCCGCGCAAGAGGTCTCCATGATGGCCACCGTCAAAGCCAACACCACGCAAGGCGTGGGCTTTGTACTGGGCACCACCACCGGCTACAAGATCATGCTGCACATGCCAGCCGTGCAACTGCTCAACCCCAAGAAGGAAGAGATCAGCGGCAAGCGCGTGATTGGCCTTGACATGCGCATCATGCCCGTTTCCGGCAACGACGAAATCCGCATCATCAGCCTGTAAACAACAACCCGGCCACCCATGAAAACACTTTCCATCAGCAACACCTCCGAAATCAGCGTCAAGTTCACGCTGAAAGAAGGCTCGGTCAACAAGCTGTTTGCCTTTTCCTTCACCGCCGAACGGCTTGACCAGGACGAAATCAACGAGCGCCTGGAAGACAAAAACAAAAAGGTCAAAGACTTCATGGCCGAGGTCATCACGGGCTGGAGCGGCCAACGCCTGGTGTTGGAAGACAACGGCGAACCAGCCGAATTCAGCCAGGAGGCACTGGCCATGATGCTTAACGTCATGGGCGTGGGCGGCATCCTGTTTAACGCCTACCTCAAGGACTGCGGCGCGAAAGAAAAAAACTAGCGCAGGTTGCCCGAGTTTGGGCAGCCGGAGAACTTTATACACCAGGGGCCACCGATGCACCGCAAGAACAATTCGACGAAGCCCTTGCGGCATTTGGCATGCAGCAAATCGAAGCCGACCAGGGCACAGAGGAGCTTTGCTACCTGTGGCCCTGCAACGTCCCCACCTACGCCATCTGGCACCGCATTCAAACGCAGTGGCGCATTGGAGGCGCCGGAGAGCGTACCGGTCTTGACTATCTCGGCGTCGAAACGTATTTGCGCTGTGTTGAGCGCATCCCGCCCACTCGCCAATGGGCGGAAATATGGGCAGGCCTGCAAGCCATGGAAGCCGCAGCGCTCAACGTATGGGCGCTCAAGCGCAGCAGCGAAGCAGACTAACCTCACAGAGGCCCCACATGGCCAATGAAATCAAACTTAAACTGTCTGTGGACGGGTCCGCGCAGGTGGTCTCTGAAGTGGGCCGCGTTGGCGACAAGCTGCGCGACATGGATGCCCAGGCCCGGCAAAACGCGCAAGGCGTCATTGCGCTGCGCGGAGCCTTTGGCAGTTTAGCGGCTGTGCTTGCTGGCGGCCTGTCTGTCGCTGGCTTGGTGGCAGTTGCAAACAAAGCCATCGACGCCGCTGACGCCATGAATGACCTGTCTCAGCGCGTAGGCATTGCCGTCAAAGACCTTGTCAAGTACGAGCTAGCTGCCAGCCAATCCGGCACCACCATGGAGTCACTGGCAAAGGGCATCAAGGGCTTGGCTGGCAACCTCATGGAGCACGGCGACGCGCTCAAAAAGGCAGGCATCACAGCCACCACGGCTGATGGTGC